CGTAGGCGTCACCCTGTACAATCGGAATCGCCTCATACTCGTGAAGTTCATAAGTAGTGCCGAAAGGCTTATCCGTCAAATCGTTCCAACTGCTGGCCAAGCCCTCCGTGAAGGCTCCGTCTTCGACGACCAGCTTGGCACCTTTTTCCACTCTCAACTCGCCGCCGATACACCACTTGCTGCCGCCGGCGCACTCTCTATTTTTTGCAGAACATCCTGCCATGCTTTTCTCCTCCTGATTCTTTAATAGTTGGCCGGGCGGTCATCCACCCGGCCAGGGTCGTCGGATTCTTACTCGGTAGCAGTCAGGCTGCCGTAGATGTAAGCGCTGGTGTCGGTGCTCATAACGTCGAAGCCCTCGATCACGCGCAGGCAGTTCTGGTTCTTGTTAAACAGGAAGTGCTCGGAGATCGCGAACTCCAGGGCCTGGTGCTCCACGAAGGTCGCGCCGGCCTTCAGGTTGCCGTAGAATACAGGGAAGTGAGTCTCGTCGATATTAGGCAGCTGCGCGTCAGGGAAGACGTGCACAGGAAGGCCCTGGAACAGTTTCTCAGTAGGGTGCGCGGGATTCTGCTGCAGAATAGGGCGGCCGTTGCCGTCGACTTCATCATCCAGGCAAGCGAAGCCGCTCTGATTGGTAACGATCACGCCGCCGATCTTGCAGCTGGGATCCAGGTCCACGTTAATGGACTTCTTGAAGGCCTGCCAGCCTGCCACAGCCTTGGGAACGCCTGCAGCGTAGCCGGTCTTCAGGGTGCCGAAGATAGCAGCGTTCTCGGAAATGATAGCATTCTTAACAAACCAGCGGTCCAGGTATGCCATGAGGGACGCCTTGGCAGCGCCCAGCAGGATACGGGACACGGGGATCAGCTTGCCCTTCCACTTAATCGCGAACTTTTTCAGCACGAACTTGATGCCGGACTCCTCAGGGATTGCATCGCCGTCGTCGAAGTCAGCCAGACCGGCAGGGGTGCCGTCCTCGTAGGTTACGGAACCGGCCAGGGCGTCGGTGGTCTCGACAGTCACCAGGGACTTGGCGGACACGTAGGTCTTGCGCAGCTCGTTGATCTCAGCGCGGACATCCTCGGGCACCAGGTAGGTCTCACCGTTCTCGGAGTTGGTACCGCTGATCAGCGCGGTCTTCTCGCGGTCGTCCAGGCTCTTACGGTGCAGCAGCTTAGCCAGCATCTTGAAGCCGTCCACCTTGGTGCCCTTTGCCACCTCATCAGCGGGCACTTCCGCCTTGCCTTTAGCCATCAGACGGGCCTCCAGGTCGTACTCCTTCTGCAGGTCGTCCACCTCATTCATCAGGGCCTCAGCCTTGTCCAGGTCCTTAGTCTCGCCGTCCATGAAGCTCTTGGCCTCTGTCATCTTTGCCTGCATCAGTGCCTGCAGTTCTCTCATTTTCTTATTCATTACTTTTTCCTCCTCTTAGTGGGTCTTATTCTTGGTTGCTGCCATACGTGCGCGCAGCAGCAGCGCACGCTCGCGGTCGTGGTTTTTCACGACAGTCTCAGGCGCCGGATCGTCCGGCTGCTCGTAGATCATCTCGCCGGTGTAGCACTTACTCACGCCCGCCCTACGCTGGGCAGGTACAGCCACCAGGCTGAACTCGTAGGCATCCTTCACACCGTCCAGGCGGAACGTGCACACTGCGGCGCCGCCTTCCTTCTCGTAGGATCTGCCAGGCCAGTGCCGGCAGTAGGTCTTCGCGTTGTCCGTGCCGCAGATGCTGCAGATGCTGGACGCCACGCGGAACCCGACGCTGCCTTCCTTCTTGATGCCGGCCTTGATCTCAGTGATCAGATCCTTGTTACTGTCCAGACGGACCATATACATGTGCGCCTTCAGCTGCACGTAGGGCTCGCCGGTCTTCAGGGTCTTGCCCGTGTTCACCAGCTCGGTGCTGTAGATCCGGGCCACCTGGTTGTCGGCGCTCGCGATGTGATCCTTGATCACGGTCTTACCGACGAACAGCTTCTGCAAGTCCTGCAGCGCCTTCATGCTGAACTGCTCGTACTGGCGGTCCAGCTCGTTGTCGCACAGGATCGCGGAAAAGGTGAAGACGTCCGACGCCTCCAGGGGCTCCAGGGTGTACTTGTTGATCAGCTTCAGCTCGTCCGCGGTGACTTCCTGTGCCTCCAGCTGGGCGGCCTTGCGGATCACGCCGGCATCCCCTGCTGCAGCGCTTCTCTGATCGCGTTCACTATCCATGCTTTTTCCTCCTCTCTTGTCGTAGTAGCGCCGGCCGGAGGCGCCGGCGCGGCTGTATATTGCGATCCGGCAAACTGTACCGGGATCGAACTACCGTTACCCAGCAACTGGTCGCCACCCGGCAGGTGTGGCAGGTCCAGGCGCTCGCGCGCTTCGTTGGGTGTAAACAAAAAACTATTGACGGCCGTCGACAGGGTCGTGACCATCGTCTGGAACTCAGTGCGCAGCAGCACGGCCGTGTTAAACTTGGCCGTCAGGCCCTGGCCTGCCTCCCCATCGGTCAGCAGTTTCCAGCCCAGCTCCTCCTCGTACTGCTTGATGTTAAACAGCAGCGTGTCGATCAGGAACGACAGCTGCTGGGCCTCAGCACTCGCATAGCTGCTCTTGGTGTAGTCGCCCACCTGGTAGGGCTTAACGCCGAACGCGGCGGCGATCTGCAGTGCGCTGTATTGTTTGATCTCCAGGAACTGGCTGTCGGCCAGCTTGACGTTCAGAGGGGTCACGCTGTAGCCGACGGGCAGCGGGATCATGTTCTCGATTCCCTTATCCTTCAGGCCGCCCCTTGCATAGGCCTCGATGCCCTTCATCAGGGTCTCGACGTTTGCGTCGCTCAGGCTGCCGGTGTAGTTCAGCACAGACTTGGCAGTCATGCCGGTCTTGTACATCTTGTTCAGCATCTCCTGGGCCTTCACGTTGCCCTGGATCGTGCCAGCCAGCTGCTCCCTCACAGAGACGCCCACCAAGCCGTCCACGGTCAGGTGGCTCTTGAAGTGCAGGACCTCCTCAGATCCGAAGGTCAGGACCCCGTCCGCCGTGGTGTAGACATAGTAGACATCCGACTGATCCTTCAGCCTGCGGGCGTTGTCGTAGTAGACCTTTATCTTCTCCGGGTCCAGTGGCCACAGCTGCGGGCGCTTGGGGTCGTGGGTGTCGATCAGCGCGTAGGCGTTGCCGTAGTGGTTCCGGCACTGCTCCATATACGTCCAGAAGACGCTGGCGCTCATGTACCTGTTCGGGCGTTCGTTCAGCATCCGGTAGTAACGATGCTGCAGCAGTGGCCGCACGCCGTGCTCGGGTGTGGTCTGCATCAGCCGCAGCGGCAGCTTGCCGATCGCCTCGGACAGCACCTTCAGGCACGCGTAGTAGGTGGCCTCTGACAGGGCCCCGCCGGAGACGTCATGCACGCCCAGCCAGCTCAGCAGCTGGTTCAGGGTCATCTGTTCGTCCGGCGCCGTGGCCTTTTTCCTGACGCCACGCCAGCGGTCCAAAAATTTGATTTTCATGTGTTTCTCCTCCTATCACTTCCAGCCCATCAACTGCAGGAAGTGGTCAAGTTCCTCAGCCACGTCCACCTCGGGATCCTCGCTGCGGTTCAGCAGCATGATCGCGTGGGCGTCGACCATGGCGTCCACCGGGTCGATCCTCTTGAACCGGGCCCCGGGTTTTTTGTCGATCTTTATCTCCTCGAAACTATTCCGAACGATGGCCGCGTTCACGACAGACCAGGTCAGCAGCTCGTTCCGTCGGTCGTACTCCAGCTGGCCGCCCTTGGTCAGCAGCTGCAGCGCCACCGTGGCGTCGTTCAGGTTGCGGGCGCTCTGGGTGATCGTCACGACAGGGCAGTCCAGATCCTCCAGGTCCTGCATGACGCCGGCCGCGTTGTGCGGGTCGATGCCTATACCTAAGAACTTCAGGCCCAGCCGCTCCCGCAGCTCTTTCAGGTGCGCCACGATGAACTTGTAGTCGTTCATGTAGTCCGTGCTGCCGCCGGTCACGGTGATCAGACCCTGCTGTTCCCAGGTCTGATAGGGTGCCAGGTCTGTCTCCATGTGCTCCTCGATCCGGCCGCGTGGCATGAAGCTGTGGCTGTAAAGATAGTACCGGCCATCCGGCAGCGGGAACTCCAGCGCCAGGGTGGTCAGGTCGCCGCCACTTGACAGATCCAGACCCACCCAGCAGTCCTTATATTCTTCAGCGATCTGGGGCAGTGTGCGGTCAGATCCGCAGGCCTCCCAGGCATCCGGGTCGAACGCCTGCAGGTCTGTGTTCTTCACCCACATATTGAGGATCTTAGTGATAAAGTCCGCCAGCTCCATGCCTCCCATGTCTCTGGCAGTCTGTGCATCCTGACGCAGCGTGTTCAGACGCTCCGGGTCTGCACAGGTGAACGGGCAGGCCTTCGGCCAGTTCTCCTCGTCCCAGATGTCGTCGCCGTCGTCCAGGCTGTAAATGTCCACAAAAAAGTCCTCAGCAGTCGCTAGACCGCGGAGGACGTCCTGGGCATATTTGTCCATCTCGAAGCAGAAGCTGTTCAGCTGCTTGCCTCGGGTTGTAATCATTG